CAATGTCTCGTTTACGAATTACTGTCATTATCGTTGTCGTTTATAGTTCCGTCGTTTTGCTGTTCTGGGTTTACTGCTGGCGTTTCCGGCTCAGGGTCGGGTGTAGGCTCCACGATGTTTACCTGCTGATTCGCCAACTTGATAGCCGTTACCTGAATCTCGTTGTTTCGGTAAGATTCGTTGAAGCTGGTGATCTGATACCACTTGCCTTGGAACTGAATCAGGCACCACTCATCCATGCCGCTGACGTAGCGCATTCTGAACATGATTGTGTTGTATGAGTCCAGCGCACCCTCGCGCAGCGACTTCATACCCTTGTCGAATTTCTCCGATGCCCAGAGTCCGTGGTCGCCCGCCTGTCTCAACCATTCGTATTTCGGCTGTCCCGATTTTCCGAATGTCTCTTGCGTGTTGGTCGCCCTCTTCGCCACCTTCACGCGCATATCCATCATTCCTGTTGAATAGCTCATAATTTACCCTTTTCATATCCGGCAAATCATGGGCGTGGGTTTACTGTGCTTTCTGACAGAAGAACAAAAGAACAGAAGAAGAAAACATGCACTTATGTTCTTATGTCTAAAAAAAATAAAATTAAAAAGAATCTTAAAATTTTCAAGGATTTTGTGTTTTTCTGCAAAGGTTTACTTACCTTTGCACGCAGAAGACCCGCGTGTCTTAAATTATAAACTATCAAAAACAATACATTATGAAAAGATTTAAGATGGCCCTGACCAAGGCCGATAATGTGGTCATTCGTGTGTTAGTATGTGTTATTGTGTTTTCCGTGGCCGTCGCTCTGTTGACCGCTTGCACCAGTGATGAACCAGAAGCAGCCATCAATGGCGGTTTGGTCGCCGACACGACGGAGATTGAAACGGTGACCATCTATTTCGCGCCCCAGTACGAGGTGGCACCCATGACCCGTGCGGCCATAGCTGATGCTGCCAGCCGTCTCGACGTGTGGATTTACGAAGGAGACACCGAGCTGACCGCCGTCCACCAATCATCCTCATCCGTTGGGTTTGGCTCAGTGTCACTGAGCCTGAATAAGACAAAAAACTACACCCTCTATGCCCTGGCTCACAAAGCCACCACCGCCTGCACGCTTGCTGACGGTATCATCTCATTCCCTGATGATAAGCCAAAGGAGAGTTTCTTCTACACCACCACCTTCTCGCCTGCCACCACCACCAACATCAATGCGGAAATGCAACGCATCACGGGAAAGTTCACGCTTCAGACCACCGACGCGGTTCCTGATGATGTCGACCACGTTCAGTTCGTCATCAGGAACACTGCCCTGCGATATGGTGTCGACGGTACGCTTTCGAACATCACCGACCGCACGGTCGATTTTCCCAACATCACCCGCAAAGCCGACGGCACCTGCTCGTTCTCGTTCAATATCCTTGCGTCTGACGCTGTGGCCGACTTTGAGATCACCGCCACAGCCTACGCCTCGGACAACAGCGTCATCGAGACCAAGACCTTCACCGATGTCCCAATCCGCAACAGCTACCGCACCACTTACGCGGGAGCCTTCTTCACCACATCGGAGTTCTTCATGACATTCACCTGTGCCGACTGGCAGGACTATGACACCATCAACTTCTGAACTATGGCATGGATTCAACGCAATGACTACTGTCAAGACTGTGCCCGCTGGGGCATCGTCAATGACTTTTGGGGTTGTCGAAAGTTCAAGGTGTATTCATACAACGACCGCGACCGTGCTTGTGGTGGGAGATACAAAATTCCTCGCCATAAACAACGTTAAACAAAAAAATGTGAGAGCCGCCCAACCTGTGAAAGGTCGGACGGCTCGTTTTGAGGATTCTCGATTAGAACGATAGCTTCTGGGGATAGTCGAGCGTGATATCGAAGGCTTCGACAGCGGCTACCGTCGTGATCGCATTCACAGCGGCCTTGTGTGCCTCAGTGACAGTCTGGCATGTGTCGGCATACAACTCGACGGCATTGAGCATCTGCTGCCACACTTCGACGGGATAGGTGAACGCCACACCGCCAAAATACTTGGTCATCGTCGGCTCTGTGCATACCTCGATACTGGCCTTCAGACGGCTCCGCTGGTCGTGGTTCAACCACATAGGAATACCATTCACCGTGAAGGCATTGACATTCGCCGAAGCATCGAACTCGGCAATCTCGTCAATCTTCTTTGCCTTGGCTGCTGCCAGCAGTTCATCCTCTGTGGGATCAGCCGCCTCGCCGTTGCCGGTGATAGTGTCGGTGCCGATGGCCTCGCAGAACTCGTTGTACCGCTTGAAGTCGGCAAAGTCCTCCGAGTCATAACAACCCAGAGCCTTCAGCACCTTGGCCAAGGTCTTACGGGCCACCTTTTGCTCTCCGCCGTCTGGATAGTCGGTAGCAATCACATGGTTCTTAACTGCGTGAGGGTCACGGGCATCACTGACCTCATAGACATCATAAACCCAATGGTCATCCTCACGTCTCTCGTTAGCGAACAAGCGTCCGCTGTTGTCACCTGTCAGACGTTCCAGTCCGAGCTTGTGACGCTTCTCAAATCTTTCTTCGTACATAGCTATGTTGTTTTGGGGATATTGAATTGTTTGCGAATCATTTCCTCTTCCTCGGCATCGGTATAGACCGTGCCCTCGAAATAGAAGCCGCTCCAGTCATGCACAATCACCATGTCACGCAAAGGCAGGTCGTACTTGCTCTTGGTCTTCAGGTACTCGCAAATCTTTGCGCTACCTGTAGAATACACCACCAAACCCAAACCATCGGCAATCGCCTGGATGTGCATATAACTGTCGGTGTCTTTCTGCCGTGAGGCTTTCACGGCCATATCGACGATGGTATGCTTGATACCCTCCATCGTCTCAATCTTCATGGGTCGGCCTGCAAATGGCCGACGGATTTTCTGCTCGCTGTTCATAGTTCTGTTATCTTTTATCTCAATTAACTCTCTCAAGTTCTTGGTGTCGGCCACCTGAAGCAGTCCGTTATAACTGCCCATGCTCCGCTCGCTGTGGCGACTCTTGATGTAGCGTTTCTTTGTACGCTTAGTCAGTTTCACGTAGCCGCGTCCAAAGCGGTAGCCGCAGAAGGTTATCAGTTCCTTTGTGACGGGACGCACATACATCGGCTTATAGTGGAACCGCATCTCTCTCGCCCATATTCTCATGTCGCGTCGCAAGGCTTCGAGCGTCTTTTTATCCTTGGAGAAGGCAATAAAATCATCAGCAAAGTTGATGAGCCTGATACGCTTGCCGTATTTCTCTTTGGCCTTCCGTATCACCACCGCCATATTCATGTTGGCAATTAGGTGAGAGAACGGATCACCGATGGCGAGTTTCTTCTGGTTCATCAAGTGCTCACGGATGATGGCCAGCGTGCGCTTATCCTTGATTTTGCGCTCAATCAACTGTATCGAAATGACCTTATCTACATTGTCGTAGAACTTCGAGATGTCGCCCTGCAAGTAATAATTCAGACTGCGGTCATTCATCGCCTGCCGCATCTGGTCAACCACGCAGTGACGTGGATCACTCGCCACTACACCGCGCCCAGGCAGACCGCCCAGCATATCGTCCGTCATGAATCGAAGTATCAGCGGCTCGATGGCCTCCTTGACATCATTCTGCACACAACGGTCACGGAACGGAAGTACGCTGATGTCACGTTTCTTTTTCCTGTCCTGAAGTTTGAAATGGCGATACTTCCCCACATGGTAACGACCTTCGCGCAGGTCATCTTCAGCAGTCTGGCAGAAGTTCTGAAAGTCACACCATGCTTCAGCCACCTCGCGCCGATTGCGCTGGTGGCTTGACTTCCGCATGTAGGAGCGATGCGTCGCCTCCCTCATGCCCGTCGTGATGTTGTGCCAGGTACTTACTGCCATTTTCGTTAATTGATAGCGGTGTAACCGCGTATTATGACCTGTTGTGCGCCGATGCGGATTTTGACTATTCCGCAGCCTACCCTTACCTTTGCTATTCACTTGCACGGTCGGCTGGTGGTCTTAGCACCTTTTCCATACTTGTTCGGCTCTCTACGTCAGCCAGGCTCTGCACCTGCCTCTTTGGTCTCAGGTCAAGACCGCGAGGGCTTATATTCATTTGTTTTGCACAATATTTGCCGAAGCCGATGTTCGTGTTCGCGTTCGAGGGCGCGTTGTTAGCGTTCATCGTCAACGGGGACAGGTTCGTGTTGTTCGCGTTGTTACCGCGACGGAAGCCACGCACCAGCAGGGACAGTGCAGCCGCCTTATCATTCCAAAGAACTCAACCTCACCAGCGACGGCTACTCCGATTCACTTGCGCCATTTGGTCGCTGGCCTTGGATTTCGTGTATTGTGACAGTGGCACCGCTGCCATACATAAACCCCAGCAAAAGCCTGCTGGGGTTTACCGTTGAAAATTTTTCCGTGCCGAGCCGCCTGACGGCGGCATTGGTTCTGCGGCAGGGCGCAGCCCTATCGGGCCGCGCGTTTTCGTCGTCGCGCTATCGCGCTCCTCTGTTTTCGGTTTCTATTCCGCTATACGACAACAGGTGCCGAAGCCGAAGTTCGAGAGCGCGAACGAGGGCGCGAGGTTAGCGCTCATCGTCAACGGGGACAGGCCCGGGTTGAACGCGCCGGCACCGCGACGGAAGCCACGCACCGACTTCTTCCCACTGCCAGCAGCATAACCTGTGAACCAGTTGTACTTTCCAACGTATGTATGCAATCCGCCGCCACTCTTGTTGGCATTTGTGTCAGGCAGCATCAGCGCGTCATTGCTGTAATTCTTCGCATAGCCGTCACCACTGGTGAACGAGCCTACATGGTTATACAGCGTCTCGAAGTTGAAGTTGCTCGATGCGTCAATCTCGCCGTTCTCACTCTTGATGAGTGATTCCTGGTCGCGCTCCATATACGCCTCGTAGTTCTGTGCGTCATCCTCGGTGAAGATAAGTCCTGAAGTCCACCATGACGGCGACACCTGCGTAGCCATGCCGTGGAACAGTGCCACACTGATTAGGAAATCAATACGGTTGCCCTCGATAGAAGTGGTCTTATCCGTCGGGTCAACCACGTTGGCACCGCACTTCGACGAAATCATCTTCCACACCACGCAGGTCATCTCACCCTGTGCGGGACCATTGAAGCCGTTCACGCTACGCCACTTGTACTTGTTGCCCTCGAACACAAACCACTCCAGCTCATGCACGTCGTTCTTAATGGCGTAGCAGACGGCTCGATGAGCTTCCATGATGTGGAACGGGTTTCTCCATGAGTTTATCATCAATGCCAGTTGGAATGCGGAACTTTTACCCGTCCACGCTTTCGCATCCGTTCCGAGTGAGTAATACTTCAGTGCACCGTCCTTATCCACCAGGCGCACGCCGTTCTTGGCACCGCTGCCACTCTCTTCCCAGTCGGCAGCAGCCGTGGCTGGATCGTTCGTCGAGAATCCGCTGCCCATCCTCGAGGCGTTGTGGGCATCGAACGTGCCACCCTCTGCCAACAGCAGAGCCTGCATGTTCTCACAACCGGCAGCCGTGGCATTCATGAACGGAACGCACTTCGTGGTGTCGGGGTTATTGTTCATGGCTCGCTGCTCACCTGTTGGAAGGTCGATGTCTGTAGTGTGCAGACCGCCCGCACCGCCAAGCACGGTGGCATCAGCATCGTAGGTCTCGCCGATGACACCCGTCTCAGCATCCTGTGTGTAGACGAACTTACCAACGATGCTGTCTGGTGCCTGATATGAACCGTTCCAATCGGGATTGTAAACGCTGTGCATACGGGTCACGTTGTCGGTGTCCTGATGGCTCACGCAGTAGTCAGGTGCCCAACCGAACTTACCTACCTCCTCGGCCTCGATGCCCTGCCAAGTGAACGGTGTGCGCGACATCAGGAACACATCGTACTCCGTACCGTCGATGGTGTGCTTGCCCATGATACGGAAGTACGGCTCAATGTTACAAATCATCACGTCACCCTCCGAACCGCCAATCGCACGGGCATTGCCGTAGATGTCGTGACCGTAGTCGAGCTTCTGAAGAATGTGGAGAATCTTGCCTTCCGTACCGCTACCCGTCAGAGGCGTACCAACCAGACAAGGATAGAACAGCGAGAACACTGACTCGCGTCCGAAGCCGCCCTGCTCGTGATACTTGTACGACTTGTAGCTGAGTGCCGGACTCGACGAACCAGCCACACGGACATAGCCCTCCGCGATGGTCTCCAAGTCGGCCACAACGTCCTTTAAGTTGGCAATGTCAACCGTGTTCGTAGCCACCTGTGCGCTGACGGCCTGACCGTCCGGCAACTGCTGAATGGCAACCTCCAAGTCTGCCAACCGCTGTGCGGCTGCTTCTGCTGATTCGGCAGCGCTCTCAGCGTTCTGTGCGGCTGATTCTGCTGCTGCCTCTGCCGCCGTAATGCCTTGGTTCACCTTCGCGTCCACCTGGTCTTTGGTGTACGTGTTCCCTTTGTCTGCCTTGGCATTCAGTGCCTCCTGCAACTTGGGGTTGGTGGGCAAAGCAGCACCCTTGTTCAAAATACTTTGAACCTCATCTCCTGTCTGTTGGAGATCATAAACTTCCTGATCAATCATAATCGTTTCTTTTTATTTGGTTATACATTATTGTTGTCTTCACTTGAATATGTCCCCTTGCGGAATCTCATTACCAGTGCGTCGTAGCCGTAGTCAATGAGATACATGTTCTGCTGAGATATAGGGCCGCGATGCTGATAGTAGGCATCCACGAGCAACAGGCACGCACTCACAATGTCATCCGGCACCTGTGTCTGGTCGCGGTCGTTCATCGCCTTTAGTTCAGCCTCAGTGTGCTGAAGGTAGCCCAGCGTGAAGTTCTCAGCCGTGGCACCGTAGCGCGTCAACAACTTGTCCTGCGACGTGTCGTCTTGCTCAATTCGCAACTGGTCCTTGATGTCAGCCAAGGTCAACCAGCGCATGGTATAGGTTCTTTCTGCCATTACTCATCTCCTTCCCCGGCACCCTCGCCGTCGTTAGGTTGTGGCTCTGTGGGCTGTGTGGTGGGTCTGCCGCCAATCTGTGCCTCTTCGCCCTTTGCCATGAGTGCTTTGAGCGTCATGAGGTTGGCACTTGCCATAGGCTCGTCGCCGTTCTCCACAGCGGGACGGTCGTACTTGGCTCGGATGTCGTTCACCGTGGCCGCACCCGTCTCTAACTGCAGCTTATCCACCTCTGCCTGTCCCTTCGCGTCGAGACGTTTCAGAGCCAATTCGCACACATGGATTCTGCGCTTGCCGAAGTCCTCAGCCGTCAGCAGCTTGGCGTTCAATTCGTCTTCATGGTTTCTGATTCTCGGCTGGATCGTTCCAAGCAGGAACTCTTGCATGGCATATTCAGGCATCTTATAGCTGCTGCCAGCGTCTTCCATCATCATAATCCTCGGAACACCAAGGATTCTCGCCATTTCAGAAACCTGGAAACCTCGCTGTTCAAGCAACTGAAGCTGTTGCGAAGTCTGAGATACCAGCGTCGGATTCATCACGTTGTCGAGAATCACCACGTCGCCAGCTGCCCAGTCCTCACCGAACCGCTTGGCCGTCTTGCGCAATTCATTTGGGTTGGCACGTCCACGAGTACCACCGCCATTCGGAGCTTGCTGCTCCTGAAGCAGAATCTTATGGCGACCGCCCTTGGCTACGTCCTGAAGGGCTTGCTCGTCTGCCGTTCCAGCAATCTGGAGAGCTTTGAAAGCGAAGTCCAAGGTGGGGATGCCCATGTACAAGTCATCCGTCAGGAACACGTTCTTGAAGTGGAGCACGTTCCGGCTCGATGTCTGCATACGCACCACGGGGCCGCGCTGTCCGTTGTACGTCAGCGTGTACATGTCCGTCAGCGGATTGTAACCGCCACCCGTGCAAAGCCACAGAGCCTTCGGGTCGTCGTACTCGTCGCGCTCGATGTACACGTAGGCATTGCCGAAGTAGATTTTGCGGTACTCAATCTGCTCTTGCATCTGGCTTGCCGTCATCAGTGGGTTAGGTCTGACTTGCAACAAATAATTGAGCCTGCCATTCTGCCCCCATCTGTCCTCGATGAAGTTACCACCGTCTTTGTTCATGCGCTGGTACTGCACAACCATCTGTCCCATCGTGTGCATGATGCGCCTGACACCGCAATACCACGCAGGCACCAGCAGACTCCTTCTGCCATACGGATTCACAACCTTGCTCTCCCAGTCCGCACTCTTCTGCGGCTGGTTGCTCAGATCATTCGGGTCGGTGGTCACCGGCACACCCGTCTGCTGGGGTGACAGCTCCCTTTTCTGCGCTGGCACCGATCCCGTCGGTGTGAAAAGATTTCCAAAAATTCTCATTTCTTTTGCTTTTATCGTTTATCTTCTGCATAACCGACAAAAGCACGTTTTAGGTTTACCGCTGATTTTCATGATAGCTAAAAACAAAAAGGGGAGCCGCTGCTCCCCAGAAAATCTAACCTAATAATCTGAATACCATGAAAACACAAAATTCCTATATAATATACCAATAACTAAATGAAAAGACCTTTATTTCTTCAATAGAATGTTTGTAACTTTTTTGCGATTTTTGCCGTCGGCGCGATAGCTGACGTGTACCCAATAGTTGCCGGTCTTGGGGTTCTTCTCCCATATCAGTTGGTCGAACTCGCAATGAGTCTTGATCCACTCAAACCAGCGTTTACCCTTCTGGATGTCACCGTCAATACAAAGATCAGCCGCCTCACCGCGCATGTGTTGGCTGTTCGAGACACCACCGACAGCCTGATTGAGTGCCAACGACCTGAATCCTGAACCAATCTTGATTGGATGCCCCATTGCCTCACGAAGCGGTTGCAACACACGATGCACAAGCGCACACAGATTGATGATGTCTGTCTGCCCTGGATTGTTGCGGATGCCTTTGACTGTAGCCGTGGCACTCGCCGTCAGTTCCTCGAGCGTGAAGTTCTTGCTGATATACGTCGCCATAATCTTAATCTCCGTTATAAGGGTCAATATCCTGTTGTTCCTCGTTGATGTGGATGGTGCGCTCAAGAGCCTCGGCATCCAAGGTGGTTACGCGCTGCCTGTTTGGGCACCTGAGATCGCCACACATAAAAGGGCGCATAGCCTCAATCATACGGCCCTGACGGGCTTGGTTGCGACGTAGAGAGTCTAATTCTTCCTCCGTCTTAATGCGGAACTTTCTGAACTCTTCATCACGCTTCGCCAACACGTCACGGTAGTCGTTGCGCTCGTTCTTATAGTGGTCACGCTCGGCCCTCAGCTCATCGTTCTGACGTTTGCGGTCTTCACGATCCTCAGCCAAGTCTTTTGCCAACTGCTGATAGTAGTCCTGCTGCTCCTTGTTGGCCTCGATTTCAGCCTTGCGCACTTCTGCCTCTTTCAGTTTGGCTTCGGCTTCGGCCAGTTTCGCCTCGGCCTCTTCTTTCCGCTTATGCTGTCGCCAGAAGAGGAATCCACCGACACCAGTACCGCCAACAAATAGCGTGATCAGACTGATGATTGCCTCCAGTGTAATCTCCATATGGCTACAACGTCAGATTGATGAAATATTCCCTGAACTTTGGCCATGCCGTATAAGCCAAGGCCACCACACCGACAGCAATGGGATATGCACCGCAATAGAGTGAATAACCGATACCGCCAATCGCACCCATCACGCAGAGGCACAACATTACGAAACTGATAATTTTCTTCATTTCCAATTCTGATTAGTTCAACTTTACTAATCTACGGAAACGATGTAAAGGGTTTACTGTACCGCTGTGCCACAGCGGTTATTTCCTCCATAGATTTATCTGACCGCCAACGCCGATATAAAGGTCTGGCTGTCGATGGAACACGCCCCACCCTGCCCCGGCCTGAATGCCGAAAGTAATCAGTGGAGACCTGACAACAGTCTTGGTGACGGTCTCGACTATGGTTGGCTGATATAATCTGATACTGTCAAGATTCGGTTCGAATCCCGACACCCATGCGGTATAGAGAGAATCGTCATACCGTTTCTGCACAATCGGCACCGGCACCTCGATAGAGTCATGCAGCGTGATAGTGTCCCGATCTCCAGGAACGGGGACTTTGATATACACCACGCGACCAGTCTTAACGGTCTCGGCGGGTTGCGGTTCGTAGATCGTCGTATCTTTCCACACCGTATCATGCTCAACCACCGTCGATTCTTCAGACTGTCGGCTGCATTGCCAAATGTTCAAAGCGACGCTCAAACATATAGCCGCCAATAAAAAATAAAGTGCTTTCTTCATAATACTTGCATTCTAATTAATTTTGTATGTTTCGCCGCTGCCAACAGCATCTGCTTCCACACCACGTCATCTGTCGCCTGGTGCTCACGGGCGATATGCGTCACCGCCCGCTCGATATGCTTTCTGATTGTCTCTAAACTATCCATAATCATTTCAGTTCTTTAATGTCATACTTGGTCTGCATACATCTTTGCAAGCGTGTCTTCTATCAAAAACAGACCGCTGTCTATTTTCGCAATTTTATTCTTTTTCTCAGTGATTCCCTCCTTGATCATGTTCAATGACCGCAATATGTCTGCAAGATAATTCTTGCTGATTTTATCAGTTAACGCCTGCTTCTCTTCACGCAGCCGGCTGATTTCGTCGGCCTGTTTAATGACGCGATTATGCAACTCCTCAATGATGGCCGCGTCGTCAGCGTCACCACCCTTGCCCGTGGTGTGCGTCTCAATAAGATCACACTTCACCCACTCCGGTGCACCGCTGATGAATGCCCGCACGCTTTTCGTGGTGAAGCACACATTCAGCACCTTTCCCTTCACGCCGTCGGCGGTCGTAATCTGGTCGTACATCCGCCACACCTGTCTTTGAAATTCTTGTTCTGTCATACTTTAAGAAATGTTTAAGGGCAGAGCCTTCGCCCTGCCCGTTGTGATTAATTGTTTACTTGCACCTCGTCGTCGGTGTAGTAGTGAATCTCCGTGACTTCTGGGTGCTTCTCGCGGAACTCGTAGAAGTTCTTACCGGCATCGCGCATCAGGTCAGTGGCGTTGTCTTTCATCTTTTCGTCAGAACCCACAACAGCGTTGTAGTGGATTTCTCCGTCTTCGATGCGGAACCGAACACCCCTGCGTTTAATGTCATCATCTTCCTCGGCTTCGACCTCTTCCTCCATCTCGGCCAATCGCTCAGCGTGAGTCTTCATGCCCTTCTCAGCACGTCTTTGCTCGCGGTCGATTTCTTCGGCCACCGTTGATTGACACGAGTAGAACAGCGTCGGGTCGTTCAGACCTCCGTCGGCATAACCCCAAGCTACCACGTCGCAGTAGTTGATGACCGTCCAACTGTCGGCATCTGGCTCGTGCTTCAACCCGAAGCATGGACGCTCCTGATCGTCGTAGTTCTTGGTGCGAACGATGTAGCCTGTGTGCAACTCATCGTAGCCTGCGAAGGGATTGGTGAGCACCAGCAGTTCCTTGTTGGGGTCTGCTTTGTGGAGTTTCATTCCTGCAAGGTCGGTGCGTAGGGTTTTGATTCCGTGACCTGGAATCCTTAACTGTAGGTTGCCATCGAAAATGATGCGACCTGTGAACTCAGGCTTGTCAGCCTTCATGTTTTTTCTTTTTGCCATTTGTGTATAAATTTAGGCGTTAATATTCTTGGGCAGGTGTTTCCTGCTTGCTACTTATCGGGCGAATTGCCAGTTTGGGTTTACCGCTCTATGCGAGTAACGCCACCACAATCCAAAAACCTTTCTTCATAATTTATTTCCTTGTTTCCATCCATTTCTTTACCAAACAACAATTCATTGATTCCTTGCCTGCTACATAGAGCATAAGACAATAGGCTCGCTTTCCATTGATAATCAGACGACGAAATTTACAATCCTTGCAACATGCCGTGTACCAAGGTTTGTCGGCAAACTCGGCATCTTCCTCTTCTTCCTTTTCCTTGATCCATTCACGCGCTGCTGTCATAATCTCATCCATGTCGCAGATGGTGTGATAATGTCCGAACGTGTCAGCCTCTTTGTCGTTCACCACCACGTCAGGATCACCCTCATAATGGATGAAGCGCACGCCCCAAGGTCTGTCGAAGCAATAGAGTTCGATGTTTGTACGATACTCGCTGATTTCTTCAGGAAGATACTCTTCTTTAAGCGTCTCTTTGAGCACATTGTCGCAATCAATCGCTGCGTCAAAATCAAGACCTTCACATTTAAAATTGATATTTACAACTCTCTTCATAGTTCCTTATGTTTTAATTGTTAAATGCTGCCGTCTGGCACATAGTCGATGCCATGCGTCACGATGATGGTGGCGATGGCATGACAATATTCCTCTGCTACCTCGTGCGGGTCTTCGCCACCCGGTTCGCCCAGATGTTTCAGCCGTTCCTTCCACTCAGGCTTCGCCTTCTGCAAGGCATCTTCAGCCTTGAACACCGCTGGGATGATCTGCGACCAGCGGTCGATTGCTTCTTTGTTTGTCATAATTCGTTAAATTAGTTGTCGTCGTTACGTCCGAACATAACGTCAAACTTGGGGAATTTTTTGCGTACTTTCTTTTCGAGCAGTTCCAACTCTTCCTTCATAAACTTGTGCCATTTCTGATGTGGAGAGACGCGACGCAGGAAGAAGGCATACTCTTCGATGACTGCCGCCTGCTGATTGCACTTGACCATGAGGTCGGTTTGATAGCTTATGTCATTCTTTACCACTTCTTGCAAGCGTTCAATCTCGCTGCCTTGATAGCGATACGAGCCGCTGTTCTGGTCGGTGACGTATATCACGTCCTCGACATCGGTAAACGTAACACTTGGATATTCCGTTCTGCTTGTCGGTGTGCCTTCGTGAAAACTCACCACCTCACGCGGGTCTCGATTGTATGTCACAATGGCCTCGCCCTTCTCCTTGTCGAATGAGCAGCCGATAGTCTCACGTTCATTGATCATGTGAGGCCCTGTCTTTGTCTCGATAATAATCATAATTCTGAATAATCTTTTGCTAAATGATGTTTCTTGTCGGGGTTGTGTCTTGGTTTTTCTTTGCTCATAGTCCCTTATTCTTCAAAATACTGATGCGTGGGTGGTTTGGGGAAATAATATAAAGGAAAAGAAAGCCGGACCATTTGGCACGGGCAGCACGAAAACGTTAGCGAAAACATAAACGTGAACCACCGCTGGCAGCGTGAACGTAAGCGTTGCCCGAAGGCGTAAAGGTTGGCCAGCAGTGTGAAGTTTGAAGTATGTCCACCAAAGCGACACGCGTCTACCATTCCGCCACCTCTTTCGAGGGTGGGACTCGAACCCACATACTTTATAATGTTTTG